CTATATAATTATGACCTATGGAGGAGACGATGAATTTCACAACCGCCACCTTAACATTGGGAACAGCAATGACTCTTTTCTTTGGGGGAACGCTCGCCGCCGTTCTACCCTGATACATCCTGATAAATACAACTGAATATCGTCGGCGCTATGCCACGAGGGGTAACTGGCAAAATCCAGTTGACGCCCCTCTTTTTTATTGCTATAATGGATTGAGGAAAATCTACAAACATGACTACAAAACTAACTTTACTTAGATCTGGTGAATATTTGATATCTGAAGTTAAAGAACTTGTATCTGGAGAACCTGAGAAAGTTCATGGATATCTTTTAATCAAACCTAGAAAAGTTTCTATGGCATCTCCAACTTTTCTTACTGAAGAAACAAATACCGAAAAATCATCAATTCAGGTGTCTCTCTCATCCTGGTGCGTTTTGGCAAAGAATGATGAGTTTGTTATTCCACTCGATTGGATTGTCACTTTTATGGAACCTGCAGATCGTCTTGTAAAAATGTATGAGGAGTATCTCAATGATTAAGTATTTGATTTTAAAAATTGGTACTGAGATTATCACCGAAATTAATGAAGTTGGTGCAGAAGTTGGGGAACCAGATTGCCAACTAATTAATCCATTTCAGATCAATGAAAATGGGCAACTTAATCGTTGGCCAACATACACGGATCAAAAATCTCTGATGATTAGTTCTGACAGTATCCTTACTCTTGTTGATCCGTCATCAACAATTTTGGAACAATATAAAGAGGTTCTTGGATGAGGGTACTCAGTATTGACTTAGATTATATTATGAGTCCTGTTATCGAACTTTACAACGAAGTTGGGTATCAGGCAGATCCTATTGCTAGGTGGAAAAATCTATTTGACAATACTGCATTTAAAGAATCTCATTTTTATATTGATCAGGGAAATTTAATTTATTGTTATGATTTATTTTTAGAAGCAATAAAGAATTGCTCATCAGTCTCTTTTGGTTATGAGCATGATTCAATACTAAAAGTCATTGCAAATGAAAAAAATTTAGAAATAATCAATATAGATCATCATGATGATATGTTTCATGGATATCATTCTTATAACCAAAGTCTAAGTGATGATGAGATTTTGGAATTAGAGTACAAGGACCTCTCTAATGGATGTGTTCCAAATGAAGGAAACTGGGGTGCTTGGTTACATGCAAACGGTAAACTAAAATCTTTTACCTGGATTGGAAACACGACGAGTAGAAACAAAGATAGATCCGATTACATTACTAAAAATTTAATGGGAAAAAAATATCGTGCTACCACACGCGATGATTTTTATATTTTTGATAAAAAATTTGATCACGTTTTTGTTTGTTGTTCTCCCCAATATCTCCCTAAAAATCACTGGCATTACTTCACAATGTTTATTCTTGCATATGAAGTTTTTTCCAAAAAACAAGTTAATCTAGAATCTTTAAACAAAAAGTATTTTGTAGAAAAAATACATGAAAATGTAACTGATGAAATATTTCAATCACTACTATGAAAGTATTAAGTATTGATCTTGATTATATAATCGGTCCATGCATAGAAACCTACCAAAGATTACAGTGGGATGAGAATCCAATCACAAGGTGGGATTTTTTATATGAGAATACTGATTTTCGTGAATCTCATCTATACATCGATCAGGCAGGTCTTCTGTTTTGTTATCAAACTTTTTTGCGGGCACTTGAGCAATCTCCAGATGCTAATGTTTGTTTTGGATATGAACATGATGAAATTCTTTTCCAACTCCAAGATCATGAAGATATTCATGTAATTAACATCGATCATCATGATGATGTGATGGCATCTGACTTTGAGGAGTATGATGACAATCTCGAAAGGGAGTTGAAAACCATTCAATTTCATGATAGAGTGCATGAGGGAAACTGGGGTGCTTGGTTGCATGTCAAAGAAAAGTTGAGTTCTTTTACATGGATTTGTAATCCAAACAGTGGAAACTTAAATCGTAACGAATTTAATGCTTCTTTGCTGGGAGACAAATATAATGTCTTCGATCGGCAAGAATATCAATTTTACGATTATAAGTTTGATCAAATATTTGTGTGCTTGTCTCCACAATATATTCCCAAGAATCATTGGCATTACTTTACAATGTTTATGATTGCATATGAGCAGTATACTGATAAAAAGGTAAACACTGCTTCTATGGGGAAAAGAAAATTTGAGCAAGAAATTCGTCATAACCAGGTAACAAATGCGATTCTATACCAACGTCCAAATGGTGGGTGATAACTTCCTCGTTAGGGGTTATGAAGATGGTCAACACTTCATGACTCGCGAGAAGTTTTATCCCACACTATTTGTCAATAGTACCAAGCAAACAAAATACAAAACCCTAGAGGGTGATTATGTTGAGGCAATTCAACCTGGTTCTGTTCGCGATTGTCGGGAATTCATCAAGAAGTATGATGGAGTTCAGGGGTTTAAAATCTATGGTAATGAAAGATTCATCTACCAATATATTTCCGATAATTATTCTGAAGAAGAAATTAAGTTTGACATAACGAAAGTCAAACTAGCAACCATTGACATTGAGGTTGCATCTGAAAATGGATTCCCTGATGTAGAGTCTGCTGCAGAAGAAGTTCTTTTGATTACTATCCAGGATTACAATACTAAGCAAATTAGAACCTGGGGTAGAGGATCTTTCAATAACAAACAAGAAAACGTTATTTACAAGGGTTTTCGGACAGAGTATGAACTCCTGAACGACTTCATTAACTGGTGGATGGTGGAATCTAACACGCCAGAAGTTCTTACTGGGTGGAACAGTAAGTTGTATGATATTCCATACCTTGTTCGCCGTATGGAAAGAATACTTGGTGAAAAGTTAATGAAACGACTTTCGCCATGGGGTTTGGTTACCGAGCATGAAATTTTTATTGCTGGTAGAAAGCAGATTTCATATGATATTGGAGGAATCTCTCAGTTAGATTATCTTGATCTTTATAAAAAGTTCACTTACAAAGCGCAGGAATCGTATCGTCTTGACTACATCGCCAGTGTAGAACTTGGGCAGAAGAAGCTGGATCACAGTGAATTTGATACCTTTAAGGATTTCTACACCAAGGGTTGGCAGAAGTTTGTAGAATACAACATCATTGACGTGGAACTTGTTGACCGTATGGAAGACAAGATGAAACTAATTGAACTTGCCTTGACCATGGCATACGACGCTAAGGTAAATTATGAAGATGTGTTTTCACAAGTCCGTATGTGGGATACGATCATCTATAACTACTTAAAGAAGAGGAACATTGTGATTCCTCCCAAAGAACGTTCTGATAAGGATTCAAAGTATGCGGGAGCGTATGTTAAGGAACCGATTCCTGGAAAGTATGACTGGGTTGTGTCTTTTGACCTTAACAGTCTGTATCCTCACCTTATTATGCAGTACAATATCTCGCCAGAGACACTCAGGGATACGAGGCATCCATCAGCAACAGTTGATAAAATACTTAACGAAGAACTAACGTTCGAAATGTATAAGGACAATGCGGTATGTGCCAATGGTGCTATGTATCGTAAAGATGTTCGTGGATTCCTTCCAGAACTGATGGAGAAGATCTATAAAGATCGAACTGTCTTCAAAAAGAAGATGCTTGCTGCCAAACAGGATTATGAAAAAACACCTACAAAAGCACTTGAGAAAGAAATTGCACGGTGTAACAATATCCAGATGGCTCGTAAGATTCAACTTAATAGTGCTTATGGCGCTATCGGTAACCAGTATTTTAGATATTACAAACTTGCAAACGCAGAAGCGATTACACTCTCTGGGCAAGTCTCTATCCGTTGGATTGAGAACCGAATGAATGAATATCTAAATAATCTTTTGCAAACTGACGGAGAGGATTATGTTATCGCATCCGATACTGATTCGATCTATCTTAATCTCGGACCTCTTGTTAATAAATTTTTTAGTGCTAAGTCTGACGATAAAACAGCAATTGTTTCCATACTTGATAAGATCTGCCAAGAAAAATTCGAACCTTTTATTGAACGTTCATATCAAGAGTTGGCAACGTATGTTTCTGCATATGATCAGAAAATGCAAATGAAACGTGAGAACATTGCTGAACGTGGTATCTGGACTGCGAAGAAGCGATACATTCTCAACGTATGGAACAGTGAGGGTGTTCAGTATACTGAACCTAAACTTAAGATGATGGGTATCGAAGCAGTGAAGTCTTCGACTCCTGCACCTTGCCGTAAGATGATTAAAGATGGTCTTAAGTTGATGATGAATGCAACCGAAGAAGATGTAATTGATTTCATTGATAAATGTCGAGATGAATTTAAAAAACTTCCCCCAGAAGAAATTGCATTTCCACGTACAGCATCCGATGTACGTAAATATCATTCTTCTGCCGACATTTATATTAAAGGAACTCCAATTCACATTAGGGGAGCACTTCTTTTTAATCACTATGTGAAAGAAAACAAACTTACCAATAAGTACTCTCTTATTGGTAATGGAGAAAAGATCAAGTTTTTGTACCTGAAGAAACCAAACATTATTCAGGAGAACGTGATCTCTTTCATTCAAGATTTTCCAAAGGAACTTAATCTTGACAAATATATCGACTATGAACTACAATTCCAAAAGAGTTTTGTAGAACCACTCAAGGCAATCTTAGATGCTATTGGGTGGAATGTGGAAAAAACTGTAAACCTGGAACTATTTTTCTCTTAATGGATCTACCTATTAACGACAAAGAACTCGCTACTATTGTGAGTGCTCTTCGCCTTGGTGGGGATACTTCCCTTTACCAAAAACTAAAAATTGTGAAAGAAATCCGTGAGGAGAATCCTGGCGGACCTTATAAAAAAATTCTTCGTGAACAATACGGGATGGTTGCTTGATGGACTTTTTGAAAGAAATTGTAAAAGAGATTGGTGATGATTACACCAAACTTGCATCTGATATTGATGAAACTGAAACTTATGTTGACACAGGTTCTTACATTTTTAATGCACTGGTTTCAGGTAGCATATTTGGTGGTGTATCTGGGAATAAGATTACTGCTATTGCTGGAGAGTCTTCTACTGGAAAGACTTTCTTCTCTCTCGCTGTCGTTAAGAAT